GTTAAGTCTGAGCTGCAGATTAAGGCTCTTCGGGAAGAAATGACTTCAGATGAAAGGCTGGCCGCCGCGGTCCAGATTACAAAAGATCTGAAGAGCGGATACGGTAATGCTATAAAATACGAGGAAGCTAAGATCCAATATCTGCTAGCTAAGATCTTAGAAATTCAAGAAGGGTCAGTTAACAAGAATGCATCAGTGTGAGATCTGCAATAAGGAATTTAGGGCAGCCGCTTGGAATACAAAAGTGTGTTCAAGCGGCTGCGCTGCTATTAAGCAGAAAAATAAAAAGCAGATCTGGCACCTTCACAACAAAGATAGCGAAAATAAAAAGTCTAGACTTAGAGTGTCTAAATATTCTAAAGAAGAAAAACGTGTTATTTACACTAAACATAGATTAAAAACAAATCGTAAGATGTTGATTAATATCAACTGTTTAGTGTGTGGTATTCAGTTTATGCAGCGAGTCAGTAATAGCTGTTATTGTAATGACGTTTGTCAAAAAACGGCAATTCGATTAAATAGTAGACATAAAGCCCGATATGCCAATGATATTAATTATAAATTACGCTCTATATTACGAAATCGCTTAAATAAGCTTATTAAACGCAATAAACGTCAGCAATCTGCGATTGATTTAGTTGGCATATCTCTAAATGAATTACGACTTTACCTAGAATCCCTGTGGCAACCAGGAATGTCCTGGGACAATCATGGCCAGTTTGGCTGGCATATAGATCATATAGTGCCACTTTCCAGTTTTAATCTTACAGATGTTGAGCAATTGAAAAAAGCCTGCCACTACACTAACCTACAACCTTTATGGTGGCAAGATAATCTTAAAAAATCAGCTAGTGTTTGAGTCAAGAGGATGATACAATAGTCTAGTATCATCCTAACTCCGGAGATTGACAAATGTCGCTTAGAACAACATATACGGGCGCCTTGGATACTAAGCTGGCTGAAGCCAGAGTTGCTGGGCTAACCTTTATTGCTACTACCAACCTGGCTGCTATTACAACTGGTCTTGGTGATGCTGCAAATAAGGGTCAGAAAAAGTTTACGTTAAACTACAGTGTTTCATATCAGCCAGCAGACCTAAGATTGCTAGGCCCACTGTGGGAAGCCTTTAAAACAGGCGTAGAGCAAGGACTTGCAGCCCAAGATATTATGGGTAATGAAGTCACGGTCGCACTCAATACAACAGACAACCTGAACACATCTGTCGACCTCAAATTCTCCTTCTAACTCAACCCCTTCCTAATTAAGGCGCCTATATGGCGCCTTTTTTATTTACAATTATTGTAGAATTCATGCGTATCTATTCAATAATTGTGAGGCAGAAATGTCAGTTAATTTTCTTTATATCGATGTAGAAACAACAGGTCTATATCCAGAAAAAAATGACATAGTACAGCTCGCAGCGATACCTATTATCCTAGGTAAAGAACATATCGCATTTAACGAGTTCTGTCAACCCGTAAATTGGGGTAACATTGAAGAAGCTGCAGTTAGAACTCACGGTATTACTGAATCACGCATGCGTACGTTCCAAGATCCAGCTGTTCTCTTAGACAAGTTTATTGCCTATTTAAGGTCATTTAATACAAAATTTGTAATTGCTGGTTTTAATGTGGGGTTTGATAAGCGTTTTTTAAGTTCGTTTTTTACCCGCAATGGTAGAGCGGATGAGTTCTTTGAGTTATTTGAGCTTCAAGTCCACGATACCTACACAAGAGCTCAAAAAGTAAAAACGCTACTTAAGACTGAAAACCTAAAGCTTGTTACTCTTGCAAAACACTTCAAAATTGAAATTAATGCGCATGAAGCAATGTCCGATATTGCTGCTACGATTAAGGTAGATCGTGAAGTAGGAAACCTCTTAGGTGAAGAAGCTTTTGTAGAAGAGATTGCAGAAATTCGTTCTGACATCTCGCTAAGTGTTGTATTTAAAGAACCAGCACAACTACACCTGCATTCTATGTATGGTATGGCTGAATCTGTCCCTTCTATTAAAGAGTGGGTTGAATGGTGTAATAAAACCAACACACCCGGATTTAGTATCGTAGATCATGGTCCAGCCATCTCTATGTACCATATGACGCGTCTTAAGAATACGGGAGTAGTAGGTATCCCAGGCGTCGGCATATACATGTACTCAGATGACGAACCAGACACACTACTTCCTATGAATGTATGGGCGATCAATAATGAAGGCTACTTTAACCTAATGAAATTAGCGTCATTAGGTTATGATAAACAAATTGTCTTAGATGGTGTAACCTACCCAAGGATTAAACTAGAAACAGTCAATAAATATAAGTCAGGCCTTGCCTTTGGTGTAGCCGATATATACAGTCCAATAGGTCAAGCAATTCTTGAGGGTGATTATAACAAAGCTGTACAGCGATTTGAAGTGTATCTTAATAATTTTGCAGACCAAATGTACGTAGAGTTTAATCCTATTTCGATTAAAGAAACATTCACCACTAAAAGTGGATTTCAAAAGATAAAGAAAAATGCCATCATCGTAGATGGTGATTGGAATAAAGCATACAATCTCTTCTTAGCTGAAATGGTGGATAAACATAACTTGAAGTGTGTCCCAGTTAGTGGGGCACATTTTATTGCACCAGGAGACAAGCTTTTACAGGAGTGTATTTCCCGAAATTCATTTGAGAGCGGTAAGTGCCATATTGAGTCTTATCATGCTAAGACTGCAGTACAGCTTTATAAAGAACTCAAGCATCAGCTGGGGGATTGGTTAAATGAGGATATGTTCGCCACTTGGATAAACAATACTCATGAAGTTATGACTGCAGCTAAAGCAATTAATATTGAGTTTGACTACCATCTACCTGCAATTGATATTCCAGATCATATTAAAACTAAAACTGATGATTACAATAAGCAGTTGCTTATTTTAGCTATTGAGTTGTGTAAAAAGCATGGTCGCTGGAGTGATGATCCAATATATGTGGCCCGCTTTAAAAAAGAAATCGATGTTATCGCCAAGAATGATGCGACTAACTTCCTGCCATACTTCCTGATATATGAGGATATCTGCACATTTGCCCGCTCTATAGGTATCTTGCAGAATATTGGGCGTGGTTCTGCCGGAGGATGCCTATTATCCTACTATTTAAAAATCATCCACATAGATCCTATTCAAGCGCAATTGCCATTCGAGCGATTCCTGTCTCATGCTCGTATCCGTGCCAAATCATTTCCAGATATTGACTCTGACTTTGGCGATAGAACAGAGATTCTTCGTTTCTTAGAAAAGAAGTACGGATTAGGCTTTGCTCAAGTCTGTACACTTCAAAAGATGAAGATAAAAAATGCTATAAAAGATGCAATGTGGGCTTTATATGGACGAAATCGTGAAGATTTTGAAATTAAAAAGCTATGCGAACTAATCCCTGATTCGCCGCAGGGCGTAAGTGAATATGACTTTATTTATGGTTTCACTGATGAAGAAGGTACAGTTCACCCTGGCGTTGTGGAAACAATTCCAGAGATTGCTGGCTTTTTTAAGCAATATCGCCAAGTAGAAGAGCTGGTAAAAAGGCTAGTGGGTATCCCTAGAGGTTGGGGTCGTCATGCCTCCGCCTTTGTCGTATCAACACTTGACCTATCCTCTAGCCGCATACCCACAATGCGTATGTGGGACAAACACTCCAATGAGATGATTCAAGTTACTCAATATGAAGCGTCTATGGTTGAAGCATGCGGTCTTGTTAAGGCTGATATCCTTGGCGTCACAACCATCAACATGGTTTCTGAGTGCCTGGCAACATTAAAAGAGCGCACCGGTATAGATTATATGGAAGAAGATGAGCATGGCGTAGCATTGATTTACCGTCTTCCAGAAGATAGCGATGTTTATATAGACTTTTATAAGAAGAAGACAGACTCCTCATTTCAATTTAACTCTTCTATTATTAAGAATGTAGTCTCAGACTTCATGCCCACCACTAAAGAGCACCTGTCCATCATGACCGCCCTTATGCGTCCTGGTGCAATGGATGCTCAGATGGATATTAGCATAGTTAAGAATAAAGATGTAATTAAGAGAAATGCAGAGCACGAGGCACACCTTATGTCTGCATCAGATTTCTATATCTCTGTTCGTAAAGGCGTGAATGAGCCATTCTATATCCACCCAGACCTAAGGCCTATCCTTAGTGAAACATACGGCGTAATCGTATTCCAAGAGCAAGTTATGTCGATCCTGGTCGAGATATGTGGATATTCTCTTGAAGAAACAGACTCCATTAGAAGTGCTATTGCAAAGAAAAAGCACGATGTAATGATGGCATGCTTTACGCGTGTTAGAGAGGCTTGTGCCAAGCGTGAATGGCATCCAAAGCAGGCAGATACCCTATGTGACCAAATCATGGCATTCTCTAGATACTCATTTAACAGATCCCACTCTAGGTGTTATGCAGAATTAGGGTACATCACCATGTATCTTAAGCATCACCACAAACTAGAGTGGTGGTCAGCAGTTCTTAATAATACTGATAAAGAAGATAAGCTGCGTAACTTCATTTACTTGTTGGGCCCAATAATTAACCCTCCCTCACTAGCTGTGCCCACAGATAAGTTCGCTATTGTTGGTACTAAGATTGTTGCACCACTATCTGTAATCAAGAATATTGGACCAAGCTCAATACAGGAGCTCGTTACTAAAGGTCCATTTACTAGTTTACAAGAATATATCACTAAAGTAATGCATAATAAAGTAAATGTTGGACATTTTGTTGCCCTTATTCATGCAAGAGCAGCAGATAGCTTTATGGATCCGACGCTTCCATATGGAGAGGCAAGAAAGAAACTATTTGCCGATTACACTAAAATACGCAAGATAAAGCGCGAATCAGCTGAACTCAACAACACAGATCCTATCCACATATTCTTAATGGAGCGCGAATACAACAAATGCTTCAATAAGACCGTGATAGAAGATGGCGCTGTACAGGCTCTGATCCAAAAGATTATGCCGGGATTTGCCCCAACCCATCGCTCTGGTATTCCCTTCTATATGGGGCGCAACCTTCCGATTATCTCTGGTGCCAAAATAGCAGAAGGTTTAGCTGCTAAAGAATATGATAAGCACGTTGGTATGGTTCTTTTATATGAGGCTTCTTCACACAAAAGTGGTGTTTCTAAAAAAACAAATCGTAAGTATAATTTTATCACTGTAGATCTATCCGATGGTAGTACTACGATTGAGTGCACCTGGTGGGATCAAGAAAAAGCTCTTAAATGGCCAAAAAATAGTGTTGTCTTTGTTAAGGGGAAGCTATCTAAGGGTTGGCGAGGTTCTATCAGATTAACAGTTGAAGAAATGGAGAAATTAGATGTCAAAGTTCTTAACAATGAAGACGGCGCCAGAAAACTTACAGGATCATGAGTTTGTCATTGGTGCCCCTGATTTTTATGCACAGATCGACCAATGCAAAGCAAAGAAGCCTAAATCTGCTCAAATGACCCTACATTACCTGCGAGAAGTAATCGCAGCAGTAGGTCAAAAATACCTTGGCAATGATTTTGATACGCTGCTAG